TCGCGGCTGGCCGCTGATGGGGCCTTTGGCTAACGATCTGGCAGGCGGTGTTGCAAATATCAGCGTGTTTTCTGTGGCCGGCGCGACGCACAACACGACGCGCTGGGCGCCGCGGTCGTACGACACTCCAGGCCAGGTGACATTGCAGGTGTCGGTGAATGGAATTTCAGCGACATTCAGTGGGACGGCCGGTGTTGGACAGGTTGCCGGATTGCTGGTGGCGAACCAGCCATTTGTTTATCGCGGGCAGGCGGGCGATACGCCGGCGGTTGTTGCGGCCAGCCTCGCGCAAGCCGTAAGAGGCGAAAGAGCCTGCTGGTTGTCGGGCACGACGGTGACTGTGCCTGGTGCCAGCTCTATCATCGCTCGCGTGGTCGCAGATGGATTTTCGGTGACGGAATGGGGTCGGCAGCGGCAGGGGTTCAGGATATCGGCATGGTGCCCTGATCCGATCACGCGGGATACTCTGTGCGGTGCTATCGGTGCCAATTTCTCGGCTATCAGCTTTCTAACTTTCGTTGATGGAACGAGCGGGCGGCTTCGCTACAGATCGACAGCCAGCTTCGATGACGACCAGGATGCGCAGCAGTACCGGCGTGACCTCGTGTTCGATGTTGAATATGGCACGACCGTCGATGCCAACGCGCCTTCAATGTTGTTCGGTGACCTGATGTGGACAGGAACGCCGATTTACGGGTGATCGGGATCCGGATGCGAGCTGGGGCGAGCGTCCTGCAATCAATCTGAAAAAGATTAACTCCTTGTCGCACTTTGGCGGCAAGTCAATGACGCATGTTTTGCCTTTGGGCAGCGGCGGTAAAAGGGGGTTTTGAGCATGCCGATCGTGCAGCAAGGATCTTTGAATACAACAGCACTGGTTGTGCCGGACCTGTATGTACAGATCGTGCCGCCGCAAAATCTTGTTCTGAATGGGGTTCCGACGAACCTGATCGGTGTGGTCGGCACAGCCAGCTGGGGGCCGGTGAATCAGCCGGTTGTCGTGGCAACCATGGCGGATTACGCGCAGAACTTTGGGCCGATCGTTGCGCGCAAATATGATATGGGCACGTCGGTGGCGACTGCTGTGCAGCAGGGCGCCACGGATTTCCGGTGCGTGAGGGTGACCGACGGGACGGATGTGGCTGCGAGCTACGCCGTGGGGGCTGCGAACGACACGTTTGCGGCCATGTTCACCGCCCTCCATACAGGGTCATTAGGAAACAACGTTACCCTTACGTTGTCGCAATCGGGGCAGGGTGGAGCGTGGCAACTCGTCGTCGGGCTGCCTGGCCTAGTGCCTGAGGTTTACACGAATATTGCGGCGCCCTCAAACGCCGCCTTCTGGCAAAATCTGGTCAACGCGGTCAACCAGGGCACCGGTGCCCTGCGCGGTCCGTCGCAAATTGTCGTGGCGACGCTAGGGACAGCCACATCCGGGGCGCCGGCTGCGTTCGGACCGCAGTCACTTTCAGGGGGCGCCGATGGCGCTTCGGGCGTGACGGCGGCAAGCCTGGTTGGACTGGATAGTTTGCCGCGCACGGGCATGTATGCGCTGAGGTCCCAGGGCTGCGGGATCTGCGTGCTGGTCGACTCGGACGACTCGACGCAGTGGACGACTCAGGCGGAGTTTGGGCTTTCGGAAGGGGTTTACATGATCCTGACTGGCCCGCAGGGGCAGACGATTACGGGCGCCGTGTCGCTGATGCAGACTGCGGGGTTGGATTCCTATTCTGCCAAGCTGATGTTCGGTGATTGGGTGTATTGGTACGACCAGGCGAATGCGGTTACGCGGCTTGTTTCGCCGCAAGGTTTTGTGGCGGGGCGGCTTGGCAACCTTTCGCCCGAGCAATCGAGCCTGAACAAGCCGCTTTACAGTGTGGTGGGAACCCAGTGGTCGGGCGCGCCGAATACCGGCCAGGTTTCGACGTATAGCGACGCGGAATTGCAGGTGCTGTTCCAGGCCGGTATTGACGTGATCAGCAATCCGCAGCCGGGAGGCGCATATTGGGGCGTTCGGTGTGGGCATAATACATCATCGAACCCTGCCATTCATGGCGACAATTACACGCGCTTGACGAACTACATCGCGGCTACGCTGGCGGCGGGGATGGGGCAGTTTGTCGGCCAGGTAATCAATTCGGCGCTGTTCCAGCAGATCAGGTCGACACAGCTGAGCTTCCTGCAAAATCTTTTCGCCCAGGGTGTGCTGGGAAGCATGGACGGCTCCCTGCCATTCTCGGTTATCTGCGATACCAGCAACAATCCACAGAGCATGACAAATCTCGGCTTTGTTCAAAGCAATGCCCAGGTTCAATTCCAGAGCATCAATGAGATGTTCATCGTGAATGTCGAGGGTGGGCAGACTGTGATTGTGCAGCGGCAGACGCTTCCAGGAGGCATTCCCTCGGCGCAGTGAGCCTGACGACAGGTAACGCACGCGTTCAATTTGCTATTGTTAAGCTCGCCATGGCGACAGCAGGTTTAGGAGAGAGAAAACGATGCCGATCAACTCCTTTTCGATCGGTCGCGATTGCCAGCTTGTGGTTATTGGACCTCAGGGGCGCGTGGACCTGACTTATGTGAGCGGTTTCGAAAGCCGGCAGATGACGCAATCGGTGCGGCTGGATCGACTGGACGGCGTGCCGATGGGCGCCGAGCTGCCAAAGGGGTGGGAGGGGAGTTTCGAGGTTGAGCGAGGCACCAGCGCAGTAGACGACTTCATCTCCCTGGCAGAGCAGACATTTTTCACGCAGGGGGCGTTGCCGGCCGGCACGGTTTACCAATACGTGACGGAAGTGGATGGCTCGATATCCACTTATCAATTCAGCGGCGTTGTTTTCAAGCTGGTGAATGCCGGTAGCTGGAAGGGGGACGCCAGTGTGAAGCAGAAGCTGGAATTCTTCGCGACGCAGAGGCAGCGTATCTGATGACATCTCCCAGTGCGCAGATCGTCAGTGCCGCAATGGCCCCTTTGGTGGTGCGCGATGCGGATGGACGGGAGCTGGTGCTACGGCGGTTGAGCGCGCTCGACCGGTTGCGTTTGTTCAAGGCGATCGGCCCCTCGCTTTCTCAGAACAATCTTTATCTCGGCATGGCAACACTGGCTGCTTCGGTGACAGCGATCGATACGATACCTGTTCCCGCGCCCGTGAATGAGGGGCAGTTGGAAGCGCTTGTCGGACGGCTTGGCGATGCGGGCATTGCCGCCGTTGCGGCGGCGCTTGCTGCGGACGCGCAGCCGCCGATGGGGAGTGCCGCGCAGGGAAACTGAGTGGGCACCCCGATCTGGTTGACTGCCTCTACCTGGTCAAGAACGGGGTGCCATTCGATGTCGCTTTTTCGCTGCCGGCGGATGAACGACTGGCCTGGGTTGTCGCGATGGGACGGTTCGACGGCATGGATTTCGATTGGGGCACACGGCGTTGGAAGAAACCTTGAACGAAGCGCTGCTTGCCGCAGGGGAGCGGCTGGCTGAGGCGATGCGGACGGGATTGTTAAACCAGGGGCTGCCTGCGGATTTGTGCGTTTTCATCGAGGGGAGGCGGGTTGTGGTCGGAAGCCGGTCTGCCGCTGTGCGAAATGGGGAAATGGGAACTCCGTCGTTCCCGCCAAAGGCAGTACTGGAGTGGTCTGCGCGTGATGCGACCCCTGCCTTGCTTCAAGACATCGCTGCAAGACTTCAAGGTATGTACTCTTGATCGAGGCATTTGAGATTGGTGTTACTCTCGCATTGCGGGATGGTGTGTCGGACAGCATTGCGCAGGCGAAGCGTAACGTTGAGGCCTTGCAAAAAGCTGTCGATACGAGTGGCCTTTCAGTACGCACGTTGCGGGACGCGGGCCTCCGCGCCATTACGCTTGGCAACGTTCAACCTCAGCAAGACCAGGTGCGGCAAAAAGCGGCTTCGCCAGCGCGCCGACAGGAACCAGCGGGGCCTGCGTGTGCAGCCGGCGAGACAGGCTGGCCTGTTCAATCTCAGAGTGGTGATGGGCCGGTTGCCCTCGGACCCGCGCATATCGAGGTCAGCCGCGTTATTGAACGAGAGCCGGGTGAAGGTTTTCGAAACGAGACGACTCCCGCGTCAGTGAGTGCGGAACCTTCGCCGCGTGTCGAGCAAGCTGTGACCAGGAGCGGCGCTGAGCCGTATGCTTCCTCTGATGATGCTAAGGAGCCGGGCCAGGGAGAGTTTGCAGCGCCGGCGGAGGCGCGCAAGGAGGCCGAGCCGCAGGTATGGACCGCTGGACCTATGCGCCAGCCGGAACTCGGTATGCTGCCCGTTCCACGGGCAACAGAGCAGCCTCAGGAACCTTACCCGGTTGTTCAGCCAGGCGTGGCCCGAAGTTTAGAGACGGAGGAACCGCGTACCGCGACACCGCCCAGCACCGAGCTTCGGACGATTTCGCTAGGTCAGAACAGTTTCGGCATGATGGATATCGGCTCTGTGGGGCCGGTTGGATTTGACGGTGGCGCCGCAGGCGCTGCGGATCGCGTAGAACCTGTGCCGCCGGGATCCTCGCCGGCGCCCAACAGCCTTTTGCAAGGCGTTGGGGGGATGGCTCTGGATGGCGCAGACGTTGGGACGTCCGTCGCTCCGGACACTCAGCGGGTGGGAGAAGAGGTGCCGCGGCAACCGATTTCGGTGTGGACGCAAGGAGCGGATGACGCAGGGGCGCGTGCGGCTTGGTTTTCATCTTCCGGGAACTTGCGCACTGTTTTGACGACGGCCTCGCCGCAGGCAGGCTCGATGGCGCCACAGTCGCGTGGGCGCGCACAAGAGGCGCCGAGCGGTGACGTGTATTTGGACGGCGCACTCGTAGGGCGGTGGATGTCGCGCTTCCTGAAGCGGGAGGTGGAGCGAGCAGAGTCCGGACCTACCGGCTTCGATGCGAAGCGGGGCCGATTGCTGCCTGGGGTGACGGTGGGGGGATGATGGCGCTTCTGGTGCTAGGAGGCTTTGAGTTTTCCGGATTTGAAGTGCCGGGCGAAGTTTCTTTTGGCGGTGCGCAAAAATTGGCCGTGCACAAGCTGATTGGCGGCATGCGGGTTATCGACGTGATGGGGCGGGATGATTCGGACGTTATCTGGTCCGGCATTTTCTCCGGCAGCGATGCGGGGGACCGAGCCCGCATGCTTGACGCCATGCGAGTTGCGGGTGAGCCACTGAGCCTAACCTGGGACGAATTCTGCTATACTGTTTATATCGAGAAGCTTGATCTGAACTTTTGCAATCCTTGGTGGATACCCTACCATATTTCCTGTACGGTCGTCGCCGATCAGGCACAGAGTATATCCAGCTACCTGCCTGATCTCGCGGATGCCATTGCAGGGGATCTGACATCCGCATCCGCTTACTATGATGTTTCCGACGCGTTGGCGGCGACATCGGTTTCGGACGCTCTGACCCCTGGCGATCCGGATTTCACATCCGCTTCGGTTGTTCTGGCAAATACCGCACAGGGCATTGATGCAGGCATCCAGACGGCGCAGGCCGGCTTGAGCTCCACGAGCGTTGCATCATTGGTGAGTGCCTCGGGGAGCCTGGCACAACTTTGCGCCGCGCGTGGCTATGTCGAGCGATCCATTAACAATCTGGATGCGGGGACGTGATGCAGGTGATTGTTGTGAGCGGAGGCAATCTGTTCCAGATCGCGGCGCAGTACCTGCTGGACGCCACACAATGGATCAGGATAGCGCAGCTGAATGGCATAAGCGATCCTTGGCTGGATGGGCTGCAGAGCCTGACGCTGCCGGATCCGGATGCCTCGGCGGGGGGCGGGGTTGGGCAGCAGTAATGTTCGTTCGCCCGGTATCCTTGTTTTGGCCGATGGCGTTCCGGTGGCTGGCATTCTGGATGTTCAGATCGACAGCAACTCGTATCAGTCGGCGAACCGCTACCGCGTCCGGGCTTCGCTGGCCGCATCAGGATACGACGTTTGGTCGGCGGATCAGATACAGCTACAAATCCGGCTCGGGCTGGATGGCGGCTGGTGCAGCATGATCGTGGGACCGGTCGATCGCATAGCGGTGGACCCAGCTTTAAACGAGGTTGTGGTTGATGGACGCGACCTGACTGCAAGCTTCATAGAGGCGCGTACGCAGGAGAGCTTCGAGAACCAGACGTCGAGCGATATTGCAACGACGCTAGCGCTGCGCCATGGGCTTGTTCCCGTGGTGACGCCAACGACGACTTTGGTTGGGCGGAATTTTCAGAATGACCATGTTCGATCGACGCTGGATCAGCACGCCCGCTCAACCACGGAATGGGATCTGCTTGCAAGATTGGCAGAACTGGAGAATTTCGACGTCTGGGTCGATGGGCAGACGTTGAATTTTGCCCCGCTGAGTGCCGATCTGGATCCACTTCTGCTTATGCCGAGCGATTGTATTTCAATGCGGCTTGAGCGTTCGACTGCGTTGACCGCCGGCTTGGGTGTGGCGGTAAAGAGTTGGGATTGCAGGGGCACGCAAAGCATATCGCAGACCGCGACGACAAGCGGCTATACGGGCGATGCACCAAGCTACGTCGTTGTAAGACCAAATATGACGGCGGATGCAGCGCAGACTCTTGCTAACCGCATTGTGTCGCTCATGGCCCAGCAGGGCCGCGTGATTCACATCGAAATGCCGGGTGATCTTACGACTTATCCAAGAGGGTCCTTGGCCATCGCGGATACGGGGACGGATTTCGACGGACTTTACATGGTGACCTCGGTCGAGCGCTTTATTTCTTTTGAGCATGGATTCTCTCAGACTGTAGAGGCCAGGATCCCGCCATGGACGGATTTCTAAACCTCTGCAAGGCGCATGCGTCGCAGATTGACCAGGGTTGGGCGCAGCCGCGCCTGGCTACGGTAAGTTCGGTTGATCCGGCAACCTATACGGCACGCGTGGTGATTCAGCCTGAGGGCGTGCTTTCCGGCTGGTTACCTATTGCGTCACCCTGGATTGGTGCGGGTTGGGGCCTTGCCTGCCCGCCTTCGGCCGGTGACCAGGTTCTGGTTCTGTGCCAGGAGGGCGAGTCCGAGCACGGTATCATCGTTGGCCGGCTTTGGTCGACGACTGCGACGCCACCGGGTGCACCGGTGGGTGAGTTGTGGCTGATGCACCAGAGTGGCAGCTTCATCAAGCTGCACAATGATGGATCGATTGAAAGCAAGGCGTCGAGCTGGACGCATAATGGCGACCTGCATGTTACGGGCAATGTTTTTGATTCGGATAACTCGCTGGCAGACTTGCGGTCGCATTATAATGAGCATGTTCATCCGCCGAGCAACACGCCTCCTACACCGATTGATTGACTTTTACGCGTGGGTTTGGGGCAGAGCCCCACGCTTAAGCTACTTGACGAGGCGGTAAGCGTGCGGACGCGCGGGAAGGACGATCATGCAGGACGCAGCTTTGCTGTGGGGCGGGGATCTCTCGGCCGGACCGACAGGTGACATCGCGCTCGCAAGTGGGACCATTCTGGGCCAGCAACGCGTGTTACGACGGCTTTTGACCAATCCAGGCGATTACATATGGCATTTGAAATACGGCGCTGGATTGCCGCATTTCGTCGGCCAGACAACAAATGCGGCGGCCATCAAATCGGTGATACGGAGCCAGATTTTCATGGAGTCGGCGGTTGCCAGATTGCCGGAGCCGGAGGTTGATGTGCAAAATGCGCAGAATGGCAGCGTTTATGTCTATATACGCTATGTCGATTCTACAACTGGCGGAACTCAGGTGTTATCCTTCGCGGTGAATTCCTGAGATGATCCTTCCTCTGCAAACTTTTACGACGCTGGTGCAGAACATGGCGGCCGGTGTGCAGGGCAGCGCTGCACAGCTGATCGATCTTTCCGTTGGCAGTGTTTTGCGCGCCTTGCTTGAAGCTTGTGCCTCCGTGGCGCTGTGGATGCAGTGGCTGATCCTGCAGGTTCTTTCTATGACGCGAGCCGCCACCAGCGCCGGGAGCGACCTGGATAGCTGGATGGCTGATTTCTCGCTTACGCGATTGCCTGGTGCAGCTGCGGTGGGCTCGGTGACGTTCTCGCGCTACACTGTTGGTATCAACACGACCATTGCCGTGGGCCAGCAGGTCAGCACCAGCAACGGTGCACAAAGTTTTTCAGTGGTTGCGGTATCGGAAAACCCGGCTTGGAACGGGAGCAATGGGTATAGCTTGGCAGCCTCCGCGGCGAGTGTAACCGTTCCCGTTCAAGCAACAGCGGCGGGAAGTGCTGGCAATGTACTTGCAAATGCTATTCAGCTTCTTGCCACGCCTATACCAGGTATCGACACGGTCACGAATGCCTTGCCGCTGACGGGTGGGGTTGACGCGGAGAGCGATGCTGCCTTTCGTGCCAGGTTTCAACTGTATATCAACAGCAGGTCGCTGGCGACGGGTAGCGCCGTCGATTTTGCCATCGCGTCGCTACAGCAGGGCCTTCGTTACGCAGTTCTGGAAAACGTCGACACGCAGGGGGATCCCTCACCGGGGCATTTTTGTGTCGTCGTCGATGACGGAACGGGGTATCCGCAGGCGAGCCTGATAACCGAAGCGAGTGCTGCCGTGGAAGCCGTCAGGCCTATAGGTTCGACGTATTCGATGAACGGGCCAGTGGTCGTCGATATAACCATAAACATGACTGTCATCACCTCCAATCCGCTCACGGCGTCACAGGTTGCGGTGGACATCCAGCAAAACGTTGCTGCCTGGGTTGCGGGCCTACCGATAGCGGGAACGCTTGCCATTTCGAGGATTGAGGCGCTGGCGCACAATACCGATGCGTCGGTTGTCAGTGTTACCGAAACGACGATCAATGGCGCAACCCTCGATGTAACCGCGCCCGATAATGGTGTGCTGATCTGCCTTGGCGTCACGGTGAACTAGAATGCTCGGTGACGTTTCGGACTTTGTAAGGCGCATGCTGGCGGTTCTTCCGAACGGCTGGTTTGCCGATCCTGCGCCGCCGTCGCAGACGCCTACCTATCTTCAAGCTGTATTGGCCGGTTTTGCGACAGCGTGGGCGGCCATATACAACCTGATTACGACAGTGCAGCTGCTTGCCCGGCTTGCGACGGTTTCCGGACCTTTTTTGGACATGGCAAGCGTCGACTTTTTCGGTAACGGCTTGCCGCGCCGGCCGCAGGAGAGCGACACCGCGTTCAGGCTGCGACTACAGCAAGAGTTGCTGCGCCCTAGGGCGACACGTTCGGCGCTTAGCCTCTCCTTGACAGAGTTGACCGGCACCCCGCCCACGATTTTTGAACCCGCACGACCTGCCGACACCGGCGGCTATTCGACGGGCGGACTTGGGTATTCGGTTGCTGGCGGGTGGGGCAATCTTGCCTTGCACTATGCGAGTTTTGTCACGGTGGTGCGGCCCGCCGGCGGCGGCATCGCCAACTTTGCCGGTTATGGGACAGGCGGGCTTTTATACTACGGTGATCTATCGATGGTGACGACGCCGGTGACTGACGCAGATATCTATGCGGCCATCACAGCGATATTGCCCGCGGGCTACACAGCCTGGACCAGGATCACGGGCTGACGCGCCGGCTGGTGCGTCAGGCTTGCGTATCCGAACAATACCTAAAATAACAAAAGTCTTTTGCTTCTTTTCTTCAGAAAAGAAGACCTTTCTTGGGAATGACGGGCTTCCCAAGTTCAGCTGAGCATTTGCCGAGCCCATGCGGCTCGCGACTGAAAGGCTTATTCATGGACAGACAAATTGTCTATCCCGGCAGCATACCGCTTGATACGGATCTGCTGAGCGTGCAGCGGAATGTCATGTCTGCACTGGGTTACCTGGCGCAGGTGACACTTGGAACCTCCACCGTGGCGGATGGACTGGCTTGCACGCCGACCTCTCCGGCATCGATGACGGTATCGGTCGGGCCAGGAAGCATCACACAATTCGGCGTTGTTGATACGACGGCCTTCGGTTCGCTGCCAGCGTTGAACGACCCGTTGGTTAGGCTGGCGGTGAACCTGACAAGCAACCAATTTACGCTTGCTGCGCCGACTACGCCTGGCGATGCCATCAACTATCTGGTCGAGGCGAGCCTGGTTGAGGCGGACGCGACGCCGGTGGTTTTGCCCTACTACAATTCGGCTAATCCATCGCAACCTTATAGCGGGCCTTCCAAT